CAGTGGTGTAAATACCAATACAACCACAAATAACAGACCAGTCACTAAACTAGAAAGTCCAGTCTTGGCGCCGGCAGCAATACCACTTGTACTCTCAACGAAACTAGTTACAGTGCTAGTACCAAACAAAGCACCCACACAAGTACCAATAGCATCACTTAACATGCAACGCTCAAAATTCTTAGGATTGCCATTCTTGTCAAGAAGTCCGCCCTCAGAGCAAGCAGAATACAGCGTACCCAAAGTATCAAACATATCAACAAGACAAAAAGCAAGTGCAGAAGTCAGTAACATAAGCCAGAAATTAACTGCACCATGCGCGGCAATGTATCCAGAGAAATCGAAACCTTCCCGAAATACAGCTAAGAAAGTTTCCTTACCAAAAGAACTAAATGCTTCACTAAAGGAGAAGTTAATACCAAGAGCAAAATCATTATAGAACCCAGGAATAGTAAAGCCAAGCCCATAATAAAGAATTGTACCAATTAAAATACCCACAAGCACAGCCCCTGGACGTTTCTTCGCGGCCAGCGCGCAGATGATAATGAGTGTTAAAATTGTTACGAGAATAGGCATAATGCCAGCCCAAGTAACTCCACCAGTTAGGAAATTAAATGAAGCCAGAGATACCAGAGTTGATGGATTATCAACAATAAGACCTGCATTTTGACAAGCAATAAAGAAGATAAAACCACCAATACCAACACCAATCGCATTCTTAACCGCTGTTGGTACCGAATTAAAGATTGCGCGACGAAGACCTGTTACAGTCAACAGGACGAAAATAAGACCATCAAAAAGAACAAAGACAAGAGCATTCGCATAACTAAAACCGAACCCTAAACAACAAGTATATACGAAGAATGCGTTAAGTCCAAGGCCAGGCGCCTGCGCGATAGGCATATTGGCAAGAAAAGCCATTAAGAAACAACCAACTGCCGCGGCCAAACCAGTGCAAATATACATTGCGGTATAGGAAATACCAAGAGCAGAGAAAATATCGGAATTTACAAACACGATATAAACCATAGTCAAGAAGGTGACTAGGCCGCCCATAACTTCTTTCTTTAGAGTAGTATTATTTTCCTACAGATGAAAAAGCTTTTCCATAGATACTCCTCTTATAAAATTGTTATTGCGCTTGCGCGCTGGTGAGGGTGGCGGGGCTCGAACCCGCGACCTTCTGCTTAAAAGGCAGATGCTAACTACCAGCTGAGCTACACCCTCATAATTGGACTATTCAAGACACCTAAAGGTAAATCAAATCCTTTTAATAAAAATGGCGATTTTATATAAATTGCTGCAAGTGCCTTATATGGGGTGGGTGATGGGATTCGAACCCACGAATGTCGGAACCACAACCCGATGCCTTGGACCACTTGGCGACACCCAACATGTGGCACGCATAGAAGGATTTGAACCCTCATAGTGGGATTAGAAATCCCATGGTCTATCCGTTAGCCTATATGCGTATATGGTTCATCATATAGCCGGGGCCGCGCATGACCCCTAAATGCGCTAGCCATATGATGATGGAGCACCAAAGGGTAATCGAAACCCTATCTACAGATTGGAAGCCTGTCATACTAGCCTTTATACTACTGGTGCATATATAGATATTCCCCGCTTTATTATCTATTCTCCCAAAGACCTCATTTCTGATATTAGGCCCTTTTAATGTTTTCGGCGGCCGGGAGGGTGGCTAAGAACCTCGGAGTTCTACCGGACTTCCGGCACCATTGCCGGCGTGCTCACATATATACAGACATTCATGACTATCTATATATACTGATATACTTTCTGGTAATCGCGACTTCCCCTAATCATATATCTTTTACACTAATTCTTATGGAGCCGGTGCTCGGACTCGAACCGAGAACCTACGCATTACAAGTGCGTTGCGCTGCCAATTGCGCCACACCGGCATAAAAGTGGGGAGTGATTTATAGCTCCAATAGCTTACCACTCTGATGCTACCCACAATAGCATACCGTTCCTCTCTACGGAAAACCACCGCTTTTTACCCGTAAGCGTGACGTTTACCTAAGCTTAGGTGGCGCCGCCACGAGGATTCGAACCCCGATAGACCTCTCGACCTACTCATGGTTTTCAAGACCAGGCTGTTACCATTACAGTATGGCGGCGTATTTGAGGTGGGGAAAAGAGATCTCTTTGCTAGCTTTCTGACCCTCTGTTTTACTCCACGCGTTGAGCGAGATCAAAGGTGCAACCTGGGCATCACTCCAGAACAGGGTAACCCTTCTTTTCCCTATGGCGCCCGCGGTGTGTGCCGACCACACTCAAGCCTCACGGCTCCTAACTCCTTAGCAGAGAGTCCCCTTTGCCAACATTGGGTACACGGGCATATTGGTGAGAAGTGCCTTATGAGATATTATTGCAAATCTGTTTCTCTTTCGCTGCCGTAGCACGTGATACTAACAACTAAGATTCTCTCCTTCTCTGGTGGACAGGGGTGGAGTCGAGCCACCCTCCGTGGATTTTCAGTCCACTGCTCTCACCCTTTAAGCTACCTGTCCATATAATTACTAGACTCTTTCTGAATTATAGATTAGCAGTCTATTTCAAAAATATTTGCTGTATGAGTCTATTGGTGGGCGGAAGGGGAATCGAACCCCCAATCCCATCTGGGCACTGGTTTTTAAGACCAGTCTGTATACCTATTCCAGCACCCGCCCAAATTTATGCAAATTCCCAACAATAACCGTATGCAGATTTACGCTTACCATTACAACATTCACTTATATGTCTTCTTGCATTTTGAATATTTAATGAATTGCTAGCTTCTGTCACACTTGAGAATATATTAACAAGCTCATGAGTATCTTTTGTGTATTGTTTAACTACTTTACTAGATTTCTTACGAGTTACTTCCTAAGAAGAAATTATGTCTATATTATTACTTCTTAAAACATTTCTAACTGAGTCAGGGCAACAACCAACATAATTTGCAACTAAAATAGTATTATGTAATTCTTTATATAAAGCAATAATTAAATCATAATCTAGATATCTCTTTCCATCCCCACCAATAGTAGCATTATATCCATTCTTAAACGTCCCATAATATTCTATCCAATATTTTTCTCTTTCATCCGGATCATCTGTTTCTTCTATTTGACTAATATGAAAATGATTTATTCCATATTTATTCATAGCATCGTATAATGGACGTTTTTCATATCGAAGTTTCTAAGAATCAGAGCAATGCTCTTTAAAACGCTCTTCAATACTTTTTTCTGTTTTCCCTATATACTACTTATTATTTATATCATTAGTAATACAATAAATGTATGCCATAATTAAATCGCTCCTATTTATTTAAATATTTAATATTCAATTGGTGTCGATGACAGGACTTGAACCTGCACGCCGTGTGGCACTGGTTCCTAAGACCAGCGTGTCTACCATTCCACCACATCGACATATGGTGCGGACGGGGAGGCTTGAACTCCCACGAGCATACACCCACCAGCACCTCAAGCTGGACTGTCTACCGATTCCAGCACGTCCGCATTTTCAATTATTTCATTAACAATTTTCCCTGCCAATTCAAAACAAGACATACCAAACATCATTTGGCATCCTAAATCTGCTAGCTCATTACGAATTCTATTTACTTCATCATTTAATGTATTCATAATTTTGCTCCAAAATAATATGTGCTGATGGTTGTCATCCCTTCCAAGCCGTCAGCTCGGCATGCCGCCTTTCCGTAGGGCACCACGTAGAGTTCTATATAACACTCTCAACATCAACAGTCGCGTTAACGCCGCGCCTAGTCCACTCGCGGGTAGATTCACTACCATATCCTCTTTTTGACTCAGCAAAGGAGACTGACATTTGGTGGCCACTATGCATAGAACCTAAGACCTCGTCGGTCAAAAACTCTGGTATTTATACGACCGCCAGAATCAAACGGCCTCAACCTAATTCTACACTTGGCAGATAGGCAATGGCGGCCCGTGCTGGACTCGAACCAGCGCTGACATAGATTAACAGTCTATCGTTCTAACCAACTGGACTAACGGGCCAGGAAAGGGAGCCGCTAGTATCATTGGGCGGCTAGTCCAGTCTTCATTGTTGATGGATGTAGCTATACATCCTTTGGTGGTCTCGATTGGACTTGAACCAATGGTCTCCCGATTATCAGTCGGGTGCATTAACCAGCTATGCTACGAAACCAGAGAGGAGCCGCTATTTACTGGGCGGCTAGTCCAGTGCAATATAAATGCAATTGTTGTAGTGGTTATTGGCACTCTTTTTGTCTTTACCAAATGGTGCCTCGGGTTGGGCTCGAACCAACGATCACCCGATTTGGCTATGGCGGTAAGAATTGCACTTACCCTTACTCCGCGAATCATCGTGCTACTGCTACACTACGCCATAATAAGTCGGGCGCTCAAACCAACTGAGCTGCCGAGGCAAATACAAGACAGTCATTCCTTTTAAAACACCACATGGGTAGACCTTACAAATTAGAATTACAATAAACTCAGTCACTTTTGGAACGGCAAATATACCTCTGCCATCTTCTTGTATTTTTTATAATAACATTTACTGTATTATAATTTGCTGTACGACTGTCTTTATAGAATGGCACTGTCGTAGTTCCCACGTCCGCCCTTAATCCACCAGCATCAACGGCTGCTACTTATAAGACATTCCTCGGAGCAGGTCTTATAATGAGTTGGGGTTTCACCAACAACGACTTAGTCGCCCAAATCAATCAATCTCAAACCGCTGTCTAATCGCGGCCGCCGGATGGTAACCCAGGACCGGCTTCATCTAATCATTTGAAGGATTTTGATATGCGCGCATCTCAGCACCTTCTACGCTTTACTTAAAGTAGAAGTCTCGTGCCCAACTTCTCGGAGGCTGTACACATACTGTTTCGTCTACTTCGGGCATCCCCTCACGTCTCACAGCATTCCTCTTTGTATGCTACTAATATTCGACAAGTGGTAAAGCATCAACCACAAGAACGGGACTCTTTAGGATGTCTCCTAAGCCTTACCAGGCTATTTCCGCCGCAGCGAGGAATTTCAACCCCTTAGCTAAGTTGAGTGTTGTCCCATCTCTTACGCGGATGCTAACAACATCTAAAACGCTTACGTACTAGGGAATCTTCGGTTTACCTGTTGAAACCAGTGAGAACTAGTAACCAATCTCAAAAGTCACTGGGCAAGGATTATACAGTCAATCTCCCCAGATCTGCTGTTAGAAAAGAGAGCCTTAAAGAGGGCCTATTTCTTTTTATCTCTCTCACTTTCTATATATATTATACTATAAATTTAAGAAAAAATCAAATTTATAGTTAATATGAATCATAAAAATATACATAAGCATCGGGGTGCTTTCGCATCCACGTTCGCAGCAAAACCAGATTCCATTGCTGCTGACGCAAATGGGGTTTAATTTCATTAAACTCCCAAATAGACTGGTCCCAATCCTCAGGGTGCCGCAAATAATTCCGAATAATTCTCAGAAGAATATTGATTTCTCTTTCAGTCATCTGAAAATAGTCCTGGCCATACTCCCGATTCGGATAGGCCTCACGCAGAAACCAACCACGAAGACCCCAACACTTACGCCAGTAACATACTTCTGCTCCTCCATTATAATCCTTCTCAAAAGGATAACGCATAAAAGAAGAAAGCTCACTACGCTTGACGCCACGCACAATCACACCATTATCCAGACCCATTTCATACTCCTTTCAACAAATTTGATGAATAAGATAATGACGAAGATGAAATTTTTGTATAGGAAACATTCTCCTAAAAGAGCTATTCATCTTTATGAAATCTTCATGTTCATAATTGTCTACAACAGGAAGGATATTAGCTTCTCCAGGCTCGACTTCGCTAAGTACCAAGCCAAAGAAGTGATAACTATTATCTCGATAACAATCTACACAAATATGGTATTCACTATCAAGAAATTTTTCATAGTCTTCCGCCGATAAACTCTGCAAATCAGCGTCAGTTACGATAAAACCATATCCATAAATTGCCCTATAATCAACGCTCATTTTTATCTCCTTCCCTCATTTTCTATATATATTATACTATAAATTTTTAAAAAAATCAAATTAAATCTTATTAATGCACTCTCTAACTTTAGCCTTCATATCTAAAATTGCCTGGTCGATTGATACTGGCGCGCAGTCGTGACTATCAACCCCGACATGATACATAAAAGGTATATCCTGGTAAAAGTTAGTCATTTGATGTGTGTGGCCATACAAATTAATAGTGCATTGCTTAAGAGTTTCCTTTTCCAGATTCGCTGTAAAACAAGGGAAATGAGTCATAAAGAAATGATAGCCTTCGTATTTCAAGTAAATTGCATTTTGTTGCTCTACAACATTTTGAAGAGTAGAATAAGCAAACCAACGAGTATCAGTATCGTGGTTGCCACGTACAAGATGAAGATTACCGTTTAGTTCCCCAATAAGCTTCAACCCTTTATCAAGACTATCAGGGCCGCCGAGTAATAGATCACCAAGGATATATACGTCATCGTCGGGTTTAACAACTCTATTATAATTTTCAATTATTGCATCATTCATTTCACGAACAGACTTAAAGCCACGTGGTTCATATATAAAGCCACGGTCATGAAAGAAGTGGAGGTCACTCGTTAGATATATCATTTACTTTCCTCCTTTTTTCTGGATAGAAGTCGCACACGCTTTCATCTCCACCGCAAGCGCATTCTTCTCTTTCCTTCGTACCCATACATCTACCTACTACTCTTTGCGACTTTCGGTAATCATTTTTATAATAAAATTCTACACTTTCTCTATAACATTCGCATATAAGCACTTTACTCATTTCCGCGCCGCAATTAGGACAATAATTATATACATGTGAAACCCAACTATTTACAGTAAAGTTGCAATTAGAGCATTTTCCCCTATGGTCATCTACATCTACCCATATTGCATTTTTCATTTAATTACCTCTTAAAATCTATCAATTCTTTGCCCACTCTCATAAGGGTATAAAGATATTGACTGTATACTATTAGCCATAATAAAATTTGTTTGCATATTCTATGCAGCCAGTGTCTATGCCTCTTCCAATTGCTATCTTATATTACAATACGACCCACCAGAGTAAGGAATATTATACTAATAATAAGTTGGTTCAACTAAAAGAGTATCACAATATGCGCACCGCGGCCCAGTGATAGGAGCACCGCAATTTGGACAATTATATGATTTATTGCGCGGCCGCGCTTGCCCATCATCACAACAATATTTGGGCGGGTCTACCCAGCTTACTGCATTATTTACTATTGATAAAACCTGCCCATTCCCGCCAAAAAAATCATAAGTGTTAATCATGAATTGATACCTCTTTAATTTCCTACTCATTCGTTACCCGCATAATAGCGGTATATTTATACGGGTCTAGTTCTGGGTCACACATACGGCCAAGCATACGCCGAATCACATCTTCGGGGACACGCTCACGTCCATTACGAAGCTGATTGCGCGCGAGAATAGTCTTTAAGCTCGCAGTTACAACTACCGGAATTATTTGTATGTTTTCCATAAAAGCATACCGTTTAAGAGCTTCCATAAGCTTCCGGCGGCTTCCCCAATTCAAATGAGTAGCATCGGCCACAACATCGTCAGCATCCCAAATCAGCGTGTCAGCAATACGGTCTACAAACTTATGAAAAACTTCCTTCTCATGACTAAAATACTCTTCTTCATTTTTAACAATAGAAAAACGAATTTCATCACGAGAAATATAAACCCATCCTGGACGCATCAACCTATTTTTTGCAAACCAACTTTTACCAACGCCAGGCACGCCGCACATTAACCAAAGAGTTTTAGCCATTTTCAATCTCCTCATATGTTATAAGATAATGTTCTATATCTAACTGCCTCAGAGCTTCCTGGGCGTCTTCAAAAGGGTTTTCATTTATAGTTGGTAATACTTTATTAAATGGGGTCCAAACGCCTTGGACTTCTAAAAACCCATAGAAGCGAACATTTTTAATTTTCATTATTGTAGCTCCTATCTATTTATCTCCTTTAAAAGATAATATCTTTAATATAGGTTGAATCTGTTTGCGGGCAAAATACACAATGCGCGCAGTCTTCTGAAAGTGGATTATCACAGTATCCTCCAAGTGGAAATGGGCAAAAAGGCCCATCATCATCATCACTATGAGAAAAAGTCGCTATCCATTCCATAAATTCTTTTTGAGTCATATTAAGTCTCCTTTCATTATATATATATTATAACATAAAAATAGAGAAAAGTCAAATTACTTTTCTCTATCTTACTATTTACTTTTTAACTATGGAACTTAAGTAGATATTCCGGACTTACGCACTTGAAAGACTGCACCCCATCCAAAGAACGAAATACAATACCTTCCTTCATCTTATGGTTAATAGTAGAAGTTTCACTATTAACATAATCACGGAGTTCCTCTACAGTATCAGGCATGATAAAATTCCCATCAAGGATAGGAACACAAGGAATCTCCCACTGACACTCAAGAAGTCCCTTCATTTGACTACTATTCCAACGCCCACAGACAGAATC